TTTGGAAAATGAAATGCAGCTGCGGTCAGATTTTTGAAAAAGTTCCAAAAAAGTGTAGAGGAAAATATGCTACATGTGGATGTCATTGGGATAATTATCATTTAAAAAGAGTAAAAGATAAAGTTGGTAATTCATACTTATTACTTAAAGTGGAGAAAATCTTAAGGAAAGAAAATGGTCATTACATCTTGCAAATGAAATGTAAATGTGGAAATCGATTTGAACGAAAAAATGGCCATGAATTTAAATCTGGATCTTGTGGATGTTTAATATCTAAAAATAATCCACGGGAAGATAAAAAAGGAAATGCTAGATTTAAGAATTATGAAATCTTAAGTATAAGAGAATTTTATGAAGCAAAAACCTATTCACTTGAAGAGTTAGCTGAAATGTTTAATTGCACTCCTCATTATATTTGGAGAATCGTAAAAGGAAAAATCTGGAAATCTTTACTTCCTGCTTCTGAATAATATCAATAGATATACTTTAGAAAAAACCTTCTTAGGAAAAACTTGGAAACATATCTAATCACTCCGGAGGAAAAGCTGGAATCCCACTTGGTGGAGCAGGCGCCGGATTAACAATGCCTAAAGATTGTCCGACGAGCGTGAACTCTCCTCCTTGAACGTAAGGAGTGTAATTCCTACCATCGATAGGAACAGAATTGTTATCACAAAGAATAAAAGTATCATCGGTGCACTGTTGAACCATGAATTGCTTATTATTGAGCTGGTACATTCCAGTGGCAACAGCGATGGGGAGGTTGTAAAACTTAGTGGCTCTAATAAATTGACCATTGCTTAATCCATGATTTGTAATTGTTACGAGTATTGGAAGAGCATTCGTTATGCTCTCCGGAGTCATCTGCTCAACAATGAAATGAGAAGGCGATGAATCTGGCGTATTCGGCGGGGGAGATTCGGGATTTGCGGGAGGAAGAGTCATTTATACTCCTTTGCATGATACATTTCTTCTAAGATATCAATGATATCTGGCAATCGCATTTGATATGGATCATTCCCGTGTTCCTCTAATTTCTTAAGCTCTTTGATTATTGCTTCACAAGATTTCTTAATGATGATAACAGATTCTACGGGAGGAATAGACCATCCGGGCCACGGCATTTATAGAACTCCTTTACAAAAATTCATAATTAATACAAAAAGAAAGAAAAAACAAGGATTAAAAATGAAAGCAAAATTTGAGAAGCCCCTAAAAAGCAAATCCACTCCTGGTGTTAAGAACTCTATTGAGAATTCTTACGTCCTTGGGACCAAGGCGTCCAAGTCTCCCAAACCAAAGAGTCTGACCCCTCTAAAGGGCAAACGCTAATCTTATAGAAGCCAATCTCGCCGGCTCCCCAAATTAAAGCGAAGCCTTCTTGACGGTTTAGACCCTTGAGAAGCTTCTTCGCAACTTCCCCGGCTTTCTCTGGATCATCTGCCACCTCCGTGGGGATTCTTTTCCCTTCAGAGACGCTTCCGTCATCAAAAAACAGCTGTATCCAAACATTAATCTGCATTTGGCACTTCTTCTTTGGGAGCTTCTTCTAAAGCTAAAGGCTTCGGCTTTGGATTCACCATCAGGACATAGTCCGGATTGTCATTCATATTCATCGCTTCGACTTCCACGAATTGAATTGAAGGCATTAAATTAGATAGAAAAGGGATCGTCTCCTCGCTAATCATTAGCATATAACACTTCTTCTTTACAACATCGTTCATTTCATTCTCCTAGTGATTTGATAAGAAATTCGGATCATGCAAAAATAGGAGATTAAGTTAAAGAATTTTTTTGAATATCTAAAGAAATACCCCATTTTTTACGATGGGGTATTTGAAGACTTTAAGGTAATTTTTTGAGCAAAATTAAGTTAATACGTGCACTGACGACAGGAAAAATTGTTCCTGTAGGTACAGATTCGGCTGTGATAGGTAAAAGTGAAGTATTGACTAACTTAATTATATCGCCCGCATCAATTTCTTTGATGAAAGATGCTGAATCATGGACAACGAGTTCATCCGGACTGAGTGAGAAAGAAGCTGAAGTGGATCCAGGAATTAAAATGCCATTCTTATAGATTCCAAGTGACCAAGCTGGCACTGGAAAAGGGTATGGTGGTGTTAATCTGCCGTCAAATGACCATTCAATAGCATAAATTCCATGATGAAGGACTTTGATCTCTCCATTTATCGAAGCTGAAGTAATATCAAAGTCTAAAGGTCCAGAGTTTGCATTCTCAAGATCTAAGAAAGGAGATCCTAGTGATGGAATCACTTGATCATCAATTGTATAAAGGCTGAGATAAGCTGTTTCACAACCACAATCTTCTCCCGCATTTCCTTGAAGACCTTGAAGTCCTTGGGGACCGGGAGTTCCTTGAATTCCTTGAGGCCCTACATTTCCTGGTTCGCCTTGAGGACCCGGAACACCTTGTAATCCCGGAACTCCTTGAGGACCTTGCGGACCAGTACATCCACATTTACAACATTTTCTTGTATGATCATCACACATAAAAACTCCTTTTTTTGAAAGGCACAATTGCCTTTATTCATTTTCAAATAAAAAGGGAGTTCAGTCAAATTAATAATTTATTGAAGATATTAAGTTAAAGGAAGGTCTGGTCTATTGAGACAAAACTGACAATTTGGATCGCCGCACTTCTTTTCAATCCATCGCAAACAGTGTTTACAATAAAAAATATCGAAAGAGACGGCATAAAGAATTCTTCTTTTAGATTGAGGACATCTAGGGCATTTGCATTCTAATGTATGTTCCCCGCACTCATCGCATTCACCTGACATGAGACTTCCAAAGATTTACTATCTTCTCAACATCATCAAGAATAGTATCATCCTCATGTAGAAGAAGCTTATCACCATGAAGTTTATTCCATCGATCAAGAAGATCAATAGCTTCCTCCGTTTCGAATCCTTCCCCAAAAGCCCAAAGAGCACAATCATAAGCTTTATCGCCAAGAAAATATTCAAAACAATCCCTTGTATCAGAAGATAGTTTAAACATTTTGACTCAATATCTTATGAATTAATTGAATTATTTGTTTTCTGTTATCTTTATCTACTGCGCTATGAAGTAAACAAATCAAAGATGCGCAAAGACTATTTAAAATAATATCGCAGTTTTCTTGGCATTTTTCTCCATCGATAGGAAATTTATCTTTCAAAGCAAAAAAAATCTCCTTTCCATTATGCAGATAAATTTCATTATCACTCTGAATCGAAGGCTGAAATGATTTTCTTTCATATGACATAAAGCATCCTATTTCTCATAATCTAGATTAATGACCTTAAAACTAATCGGCCCATGGCCATGATTCTCCCGAGATCTCACGACAACGCCCTCGCGCGGCTTCCCATTGGGATAATTACCATCGCCAAGAGTTTCTACTGAGGATTTATCAAAAGATTCTCCCTTTTCTACAATTCTCACGGTAGGAAATGCTAGCTTTTCACAAAAATCAATGAATTCGCGCCCATCCAAATATCGATGCTCATGAATATTGTAAACTGAGAAGGCATAGCCCTCAATTCTGGGAAGTCCAAGAGGATTGCTCTGGATCTTCGGGCCGCAGGTCTCCCATTGAATGGCATAGCCTTCTGGGAGATAATCCTTCAAATCATATCGATTTGCAACTTCCCAATAGCCAACGTTTAAGTCCTCTTCAAGCTCCCAATTTCTTGAGCAAACCCCAAACTCATCCTTGTATCGATAAGCCGTAGAAGAGCTTCCATCGACCTTCTCTGTGATGTAAAATGGCTTGCCATGAAGCGAATCGACAAGCTCAGGATTGCTTTGATAATTCGGCTCATCAGTCTTGGGAATAAAGTCGGGAAATGGCCCTTTTGCTTTGCCTTGAAGATTAGCCGGGACGGGCTTATGATATTTGGTAACACCAAATACAAAAGTCATATCGACGCCTACATTCAACTCCAGATTTTTGTATGGATAAGGCATAATCACGACTTCACTCGGCGCCCCGCGGAATCTCCTCATCTTCACTCGCCAATGAGAGCTTCTCATGAAAGCCATCTCTTCATTCTCGGGAATTTGAGCATCCGGAAGATATACTAGGCAAAAATTGCCTAGTTGGAAGTCCCCCTTCTTGACAATCCCCCGCCATTTTCCTCCGGGACCACAAACAACCGTCGCGCTGACGATGAAATCGGCATTTTCGATGGGATCTAAGGCAATGATCTTGCCGATATAGACTAAACCATTATCCATTCACTCCCTCCAAGAATCGATTCTTCATAATCTTCTCCGTCTTTGGAAAAAGGTTAGAGCATTGAGTGCATTTCACTTTGAATTCGATATTCTTGATGCTTCCGAGGAAAAGATTGAGAATATTCACAGTGACATGATCAATATCGAGATGCTTGCATGCTTCTTTCTCTTCTTGAGAGATCCGAATTGCTTCATAAGATAAGAGCAAAGGCTTCTGTCTTCTATACTCATTCATTTTCTCGGCTCTTTAAATTCTTCCCGCATCAATTCACACCATAGGCAATTCCCGGAATGTCCATCATAGACGTAAGGAGCTTTGCAGATCTCGCATTCTTTGAATTCGGTTCCCTTGGGGGGATGTAATGTGTATCTTTTTTCCATGTCAATCCGTTTTACATTGGGACAACCGGGATTTGAACCCGGGACCTAGAGGTTATGAGTCTCTTGCTCTAACCGCTGAGCTATTATCCCTTCATCAAAATTTCAACTTTTCTTTCGAGCTCTTCAACACGGTTTCTCAAATGCTGAATAGGAGAATTTACATTCTTATAACTTTCTTGCCTAATGGCATCGCTTCTCTCTTGAGCAAGTTCAGCATTATAACTTCTAATGCCGCCATTCTTTCTTATCTCAATGCCAACTGCCACCGCGGATCTCTCTAGAATCTGGGCGATGTCTTTTATCATCGTTCCGTGATCAAGAAGCTCTTGGATTACTTGTCTATCATGTAGGTCCATTCTAAACTTCTTCATTTCTCTTTCAATTCATCTTTAAAGAAGATATCACCATCAATGAGAACAGCTCCTTCCCATGAGACAACAACTTCTGCCGTGGGATCTCCCTCCCATTTCCGGATAGCCTCCATGACATCTGAGAAAACCAGCCTGGCTAAATCTAATTTTTCTTTTCTATCCATTGTAAACCCGCTTTACATAAGTTATAGCAAGTTATACCCGGTTATAGCGATTTCTTGGTATAACTGAAAATAAAAAGCCTCAGACCCTACTCGAATCTGAGGCTAATAAAAACTGCTATCGACCGCTAAGACGCTCTTATCTTAACTTCGCCCATCATCTTATTTCGTGGGAGGATTTATGTCAACAAATGGCTTAATCAAATTAAACTCATAGGAAATTAGGTCTTTCCCTTTGCACATTTCATCGAATTCATTTTGGGTCATCTTGGTCATGAAATGATTTAATGAAATATCTTGCTTCATCTTCTCATCCACATGAAAAGTAAAATAGTCACAGCACAAAGTTGTATGAGATGTTTATCAAGGAAATCATATAGGTTCATTCTTCTATCTTCTCATGATTCGATTTTTTTGAGGAGGGTTTTTTGAGATGAGAGGAAGTCATTTATCTTATGTAAAGCAGCTTTACTTCTCTTCCACCTTCTCCAAACACTCTTGGCATTCGCATTCTATTGCATGTAAAACATCATCCATAAATTGATTGCATTCCTCTTGCTCTCCATGCCTCTTAACAAGCCCGCATCTTCTACAATCCACCACATCACTCAAAGGAATATAACTCCAATCATGCTCTCTCATTCTTACCGTTATACATCATTCGAAAAATTTAGGGAGAATTTTTTTCTGAAGTAGGATTGAATGCGAAACAGGTAATCCTTCTTATCTAAGCTGATGATGATTCGTAGCGGAGGGGGAAGAATTTTTTTAAGAAAGTGGAGTTAAATGTGAAACAGGGCATCTAACCTAACATCATGTTATTCACATCAGCGGGGGGAAATTTTTTTCTGAATTGTTATTTAGAAGTGATCGGGGGCATGAGATACATAAATCTTAAGTACCGGTACTGGTTAAGGATGCACCCCCCTCATCTTTTTCCTGTTTGGATTTGGCTAGGGGTGTCTAGCATCTATCAATACATTACTTGATTCACCATCCGCTCGCTAGGTGAATAGAGACAAGCACACTCACACTATAGTGTCGAGGGCTTAGTTGATTCGTTTGCTTTGTTGAGGATGAAGTCAAAGGCAGCTGTTGCTATATCCTTAGCTGCATGTTGAGCCTCTGATTGATCGTAGCCCCTGTGTCGACCCTGTGTCTTTAGCAGGAAGATTTGAAGCGTTGTATCATTAGATTCTTCAGCACGTTCATAGACGACAGCCTCAAGCTTATCAATTTGCCTTTCCCTAGCATCTGCTAAAGCTTGACCAAGATCGGAGTCATTATCGCATCTATTTCTAATAGCATACCTTGTAGTACCGAGCCTATCAGCCACCCTACTAAGGTTACCATTATAGTCTTTGATAAGCTCAAGCATTACAGATTTGTCAAGTGGAATGCCTGGCAAAGGGCGTTTAGCTTTTTCACCTATCTTATTGCCTTTCTTAACTGAAGGGAAGCCAGCCATTAATCACCTAGATAAAAGATTAGATAAACAGAAGATAATCAATCTTGTATTTAGCAAAGTAAGAAGCTTAAACGGCATTGCATGCCGATACGCTATGTTCAAGACTGAGTATAATCAATCGATAACATTAAGCACTTTTCTTGTCAAGTGGGCAAAAATTGCCTAGTGACTAAGTCTTAATGATTTACGGAATACTGATTTAAATCCTTGTTAAATATTAGGTCATATGATAGAATATACGTCATAACAAGTGGAAAGGGGCGGTAACGGGCTTACAAGAGTAAGTCGTACAGTGTAAATCCGGAGTACTGGTTATGAGAACACAAAACAAGGAGATTAAATCATGGGTATGATTTTAACAAAAGATAACAAAGAATTGATGATTAATCTAGGGACTGGCCAGCTATTCACTAGAGATTTAAAAGCGGAAGAACTTGACGCAATTGAGAAAGCTCGACGCTTTGAAGACTTTAAGAAAATTGTAAATGCGTATCCCAATGCTGTGGCAAAGCAATTAGATTGCCTCATTGAAGAAGGCTTTGATCTTGAAGAAATTGCAGATTTTGCTTTGAGATTAGGAGTAGAAGAAGATTCGATCAATGGATGGCAAGAGGTTGAAGCATGAGAATAAGAATTAACACAATATACGATTTAAGAAGATGTGTAAGTGAATGGTGTCCTCATCTTGAACTTGAGAATTACAAGCTCACTAGAGAGGAATTAGACGAAGAAATTGCATGGGATTTACTCACCATCTTCGTTAAAGAACATAAATTCAAGATGGGGGATTATCTTCCTCGCTTTGATGATGAGATGTTTATTAATTTGTACGCAAAATATGAGAAGGAATGAAATGACTTTACAAGATCAATGCCAATACATGGTTTTAGCTTTTGAAACGCCTACAATGCCAAGACTATGCCCAAGAATGTGGCTAGTAAAAGAATCGGCGTTGGATGAACTTAATGCTTTTCTCTTTATGGGATATGCATTTGCTGATCTTCTCACGATTGATCTAAATACCAAGGCAATCATCGGGCAAGAGAGGTTTGCGGGAGCCGAGGGACTAACTAAAGCTAAGGCAATAAATGAATAGACTTAAACAAATGGTCGTAGGACTACATAATTTACACATTAAGAGGACAAGACAAATGAGAAAAGAATATGCGAAACACTTTGAGACAAGAACAAGAGTTGACAGCGGTAAAACTTTCATCGCTTGCAAAGACGATGCACCCGAAGAATTGAGGGATCTTATTCAACACATTCACTTTGATTTATTTGAAAAGGCATTTCCAAGCGACTGGATCTATTTGACGATTTTAGAGGCCTTTGAAGCTCTTGAAGATGATCCATTAGAGAATATCAACATTGAGCCTGATGTCTACTACCATGAGCTTTATAAGTGGTTCGGTGAGCCTATTGCACATATTCTTTGTATTGAAGCTCAAGAGGAGGGCTTATGCGAAGGGAAAGGGATCTATGAGATAATTGGCACTGCTCAATTCCTTGCTAAAGAAAAAATCTATCATGCCGTCAATGATTTTATTGATGGTGAAGATGATGAAATCACCGAGGAGGAATAATGTTGACATGTAGATATATCATTAAAAAAGAAGGGCAAAACATGGAGGTTCAAATACATGAGTTGCCCTCACTAGAAAGAGGAATACTGTTCGCGTCTGAAATGTTAGCATTCACGGGCGATAATGACAATAGAATTGAGTGGGTGCATTTACATTGCTTTAAGAAATCGCACTCCTTTTATCTACATTTATTTGAAAATTCGAGAATAAAAGAGAAGCCGTGTCTATCAAAACATTTTTAGGCCTTGAGGAGAGAGTCAAGATTAAGAGGTATATTGATAATGGGTATTCCCTTTTTCTTATCTCTCAATGCCTCAAGCGTTCAAAAAATACCATTATTGTAGAGGTAAATAAAAACGGGGGGAGGGAAATATATGACCCTGTTGCAGCTCAAAATAATGCTGATTTAAATAAAAAGATAAGGCTAAAAGCATTGCATAAGGGGAGAAATTCACAGACTCAAGGACGCACTTCCTTTAAGGAGAGAATTGCTAATCTTGAAATGCAAGTTGAAATATTAACAGAAACAATTAGGAATTTAAAGAGATGACATTACAGAAAACTAAAGAATATGACAAGTTCATTTTTAGAGATGATAACCGCCTTAAAATTGATCAAGCCCATGTCAAAAGACTAGTAGAATCCATTCAATCTAGAAATCTTCTTGATCTACGGCCCATCATAGTCAATCAAGATTATGAAATCCTTGACGGCCAGCACCGTGTTCTTGCAGCTAAAAAGCTGGGAGTTGACATTTACTATGTGATTGAAGAAAAGCTCCATCATAAAGATATTATTCTTATGAATGTAGCTAAGAGTTGGACGTTAGCCGATTCTTTCAATTACCATGTAAAAAACCATTACCCCGAATATGTGAAATTAAAGGAATTTATGGATAAGGAGAATATCTCTTTATCAATTGCTATCCACATGACAATGGGAAGAAAGAAAGATCAATTCTTTAATTTTAAGAATGGTAAGTATAAATTCAATGTTGATTCAATCGGCAAAACAGACATTATTTGGGATACGATTAATTACATTAAGTCAATTAATGGAAAATCCCTATATTGTTTGACAGCACGATTCTGGAAGGCCTTAAACGCTCTTTTCTCTCATGATGACTTTGATCAAGATCAATGGATGCGCAATCTAAAGAAGTTCATCAATCGAGTAAATGTGCGGGCTACTTGTCCCGACTACTTAGAGTTATTTCTTGAAATATACAACCACAGATTGGCCGTTAAACTTGAATTGCCGAAGGAATAACATGAAGAAGTTTATTAATATATCAACATGCAATAATTGGACTGATTACCATGATGAAGATGAGAATCTATGGAGAAGGGAGGAAGTGATCCCCAAGTATCACTTTTACAAAGTCTTCCCCCATGGATTAGTTTTTCAAGGCTCAATGAGTCAAGCAAAGGGAATCGAAGGGATAGAAAGGACTCATCAAAGATTTTTAAAAGAGGAAAGAAATGTTGTTATCCATTCCGTTGATGGAAAAGTTAAAAGCTAATTGGGGAATTCCGGCGGAAACAATGGAATGCTTCGCAGAGGCAAGGCTTCTTGATCCGTCAAATGGATGGGAAGCCTATTTGCTGGCCCTTAGCGACGACGAAGATACTTTTGTATGTCTTATCATGGGAAAGCTTGAACAAGTCCCTACAAGCGCTCTAATTGAGTCTTGTAACAACTGCGGAGAATATCTGCAAATTGATAAATCTTTTCGCCGAAGACAAGCAAAAGAGATTTACAAAAAAATGAATGAGGGAAAATGGATAAACGAGATATAAAGCTTTTCCGAGCTTATCTGGAACTAGATCAAAAAGGGTTTGCCGAGCGAGTGGGTTGCTCTATTAGTGCTATCATGAGATGGGAAACAGGGCGATTTGAGCCGATGGAAATTTACAAAAAAAGATTAGAGGAGTTAATGAAAGAAAATGGATTTGACATACATCAATTCAAAAGACCTCAAAAGCCTTGAAGATTATCTCATCTCTCTTGTGATGGCATTGATATCAATCAAAAGCTTCAATGAATATCATTTGCAAGCCATGAAAGTGGGTATCTTAGATGATGAACTTCATACCCGGGCAGCTACAATAATATGGGATTTCCAGCGCATCAGCTCTCATTATAATGAGCAAATTAAATCCATCTGCGATTTACTTCCATCGGATATTAACTTAGAAAGCATACTTAAGGAGTTTCAGCAAAAAGAATTGAAGAATGCAAGAAAACTTATAAAAGAATCGAAAACAAAAAAGGAAGACCCCTAATGGATTGGTTTAAAAAGCATGTTGATGCCATAATGATCATAAGCTCGATTATTATTTCAATGATTTGGATGAATGGGCAATTTAATGCCGTTGAAAAACGCTTTGCCGAGGTTGATAAAGATTTAGCAGTAATAAGAACCGAAATGGCAGTCATTAAGACTGTGCTTTTAATGAAGAATATCCTCCCTTCGGAGCTATGCAAGAATTCGGAGGAGAAGAAATGAAAGAATTTATAATTAAATGTGCTACAGTTACAGCTTGCTTAGTCATTATAATCAAATTCATAAACATTGAAATGAAAATATCTCATGATCACCAAATACGGTTTTCAAGGGATTATAAAGATAAACTTGAAATCGAACATAAGTTTGATTTTGGAGGAAATCTTTATAAACCTATTACCATTGATCTTACCCATAAAGGAACAAGATGAAAGAGCCTTTATTATGGACTTGCTGGGCTATTTTATGCTATGTTTTATGGCAAATTAGATGCCGATTAGATGAGATTGAATATTGCCAAAAAGATATTATCAAACATTTGTCGGAAGAAAATTCAAGTCTTAGAGATTTATTGAAGGAGGATTTAAACAAACGAAACTTATTTATGAACACGAAACTTTAAATTAAAAAGGAAACTTAAATGAAAAGAACTTTTGCATTATTAACATTATCAATTACAACTATTTGTTTTGCATATGACAGTCAAAGTCAAATGAAAGAATTTTTTAAAGAGCAGGAGCAAAAAGGTCATGATATGACAGATAGAATTAATAGAAAAATAGCTCAAGATGATCAACAGCAAACAAATGCTGCGATAAGAAGATCATCAACTCCAGTAAGATATTATTAGAAAACAAGGGGTAATATTTTTATTGCCCCTTCTTAATTAAACAGGATAAAAAGAATGACTTTCATAACAATTGCACAGTTTTTACAACTCGGCCGGAAATGCATTTTATGCAACGCAAATGCCCAATGGCTTGATAAGTTTGATGAAAATGCCCCTGCATATTGTGATCATCATTTCCCCGGCCGAGTTTGTGAATGTGAAATATGTAAGGAGGAATCATGCGATACATAGCATATTATCGAGTGTCCACGGATAAGCAAGTCACTGAGATGCAACAACTTGAATGCATGAGATACATAAATTCCGTGAAGCAAAAGGGTGATAAAATCATTGAGTTTGACGAACCCGATACAACTTCGCGCCTTCCTCTCGATGAAAGGCCAGTAATTACCGAAATGCTTGAGGAATTGAGAAGCGGTGACACTTTAGTGATCTATAAACTTAACCGCCTCGCTCGTAAGGGTACGGAGCTAGCTAATCTTTATGAGCATCTATGCGCTAGAAAAGTTAAAGTTTACTCTCTAAAAGAAAGCTACATCGATAAGAATATAATTCATATCTATGCGATGCTTGGAGAGATGGAGAGGGATAACATTAGCATGACAACCACTAGCGGACTTGCTAGAAAACGCTCTAAGATGGAAAGAGTGGGAGCAATTTGGTATGGGTATCAACTCGATGAGAAAGAGCTATCACCTTACAAGAACGCTAAAAGCGAAGGGAAGCCCTATAAGCTTATACCGCATCCAGAAGAACAGAGAGTTCTTGAGCTGATGAAAGCTCTAGAAGCTGAGGGGCATAGTTATGATGAGATAACCGCTGAACTTGAGAGGCAAGATTGTAAGAATCGCAAGGGTAATCCCTTTCAGAAAACATCAGTGTGGAGGATTCTTCAACGGGAAAAAATGGTAAATCCATCTCCCACGGAGAAATTATTTTCGATGTGCTAGTTAACAAAATGGTTGTCTTAGGCTCTAGGCTGTAGAGCTTAACTGCCATTCCTAGCGAAACTTGCCTATCATCCTCTATGACTATTTCAGTCATGCAATCAAGATAAAGCTTGATGAGGTTATCCGCATCAGGCTTTTTCTCATGCTTCACGCGCCCCGTTTCCATGAGTTTGCGCAGCTTCTTGGGAGTCGATAGAGGTATGGGAAAGTCAAAGATAAAAGAGATCCTAGGGCTAGAAAAAGCTGTTGTAGGCTTATGATTACGCATAAGGTATTTTATGGCATCTTTTTCTTTTGCCTTCGGATCATACATCCGTACAAAACCCCCGCGGGCCGTTCCTTTCATACGTCCCTGAGAAACTGGACAGCCGGGGATGATAATTTTTAAGGATTCTGCCAACCGACGTCCACTTGAAAGTTTTGGTTTTTCTCATGGGCCATTCTCATGCCGAGAATATTTCTTACCCACTCATTGACGTTTTTGTCCTTCTTCATCTCATCATCGATTTCAACATGATCCATGTACTTATAGATGAAGAATTCGGCAGCTAAAAGAGCTTGCTGGGCGAAGGGGTAGATATCATCAGGGGGTATATTTCTTTCAAGCCATAGAACACGCGATTCAAACTTCTTGTCAAACTCTTCGATTTCTTCGTAATTTAATGACATAAACTTCCTTTAATCTACATATTGTTGTTGTGTGTGAAAATTAGATTTATGTCTTTTCTTAGGGGGTTTTTTATTGAGCCAAAGATTATTTGAATCAATGATTTTTTTCTTTTCTCTGCACATGTTGGAGCATATGATTGTAAGGCTATTGTGGGGTGTAAACTCTTCTTTGCAGACAGGGCAGATTTTTTTAAGCTGTTGAGAATTTGGTATTTTGCACCTCGAAATAAATATGAATTCCCTCAGCATCTTCTTGGGAATAGACTCGCATCAACTGCTTGCCTACTCTGCCGAGCTTATTCGCTTTAGTGGTAATATATTCTATATTTGAAACACTTAACCTACTTTTATAAGTCAAAGCATGTTCTACAATCATAAAAACCCCTTTTTTAAAAAGGAAGGTTGTCATCTTCCTTAATTACGTCTTCAGTCTTCATTTCTGGATTTTCTAACAAGAATTTGTCGATCGATCCCATTATCTGATTTCGGAATTTGTTTTTGACGGTGTCATTGTCAAAAAGAATTAGCTCTTTGTATTTCTTCTCCCCGAAGCTATTTGTCATTTCCTGTGCGGGGAGGCTTATCCACCTATTTGCCCCCTTTTCAAATATTTTTACATCTACAAGTGTTAATTTCCACGGAATAATTCTTACATCACACGATGCGAGTAAAGATCCCTTGTTAATTGGATTAATGTTTGTAACTTCGATCATAATTTCTCCTTTATAAAACCATTTTATGTCTTCGACTTGTGGAAGACTCATAATGAAATATTTGTCCTGTTGTAAATCTATCGGATAGAGCTTCACCGCAATATTTTGTGAAATCTTCTCCTGAAAGATTTGTAGAAACTACCGTTCCCCTATTGCTCCACTGATTCCTGGTATTGATCAAATCCATGAAATAGCTCATGAATCCCGGAGGAACTTCACCTATTCCAAAATCATCAATGACAAGCAATTCAATATTTTTCACTTTATCTTGAAAAGTATTAAGTTCCTTATCTGTAATGCTTTGCACCCATTTTTTCAACATTTGTTTTTGAGTTAGAAAGATTACAGAAATGCTTTTTCGAGTATAAAATTCGCACATTCCAAGAGAAGAAAAAGTTTTTCCGGTACCTTTATCGCCTCTCATAAGAATAATTCCTTGAGGTCTTGCAAGAAACTTCTTCATGTATTCGATCTTTCCTTCCGATTGAACGATATCTTCAAATCGGATGTTTAAGCACAAATCCCCGAGTTCGCTCATTTCGCAGAATTTGGGCCATTCTAGGGCTCGAAAGGTCTTTGGGGTAGGTTGATATTGCCTAGGCATTGTTTTGGCCTCAAAAGCCAAGCAATCGGGGTTTATGCATAGCCAAACATAGTCGGCACATTTCGATGGCTCCAAAAAGACGGCAATATGATCTTTTCCTTCGCAATATTCGCAAATTTTCTCTTTGGACAAGATTGGCTTTTGTAATGGAATAATTCCAAATGGCGAGTTCGTATAAGTACATGAAACATTTTTAGGGTCGTTTTTTAAATAATTAATAAAATCTTTGAAGTCATTGCATATATTTTTCATAGGGCGGTTTCCATCATCTTGTTAAAACATTTGAGGGCTTCGGCATCATTGGAGGAGGCGGCAAATCGACGTTCTTTCTTCGGCTTAGGAGCATTCATCTTGTCATAAAGTTGACCAAATTTTTCTTTGAGATATTTTGCAGGATTAGTTTTGTTGAAAAGGGGTTTCCAGAAATGATCAGTGATTGCGAATAGGAAAACTTCGAAGATTTCTTTAGGGGTTCTTTTTTGTATAGTGATCATTTCCTCAATGACTGTGGCCATGGGAGTCAAAGAATTCGGACGCCTCCACGCTTTACTTCCTTTTTCCATTTCCATAGCCATTTCTCTCGCTAGCTCTGTTGCTTCAAAAGAAGGGAGAAAAGAATTTTTCTTTCTCTTCTCTGAGCTCGCCGGAGGCGGCGAAGCCCCGTCAGGGGCGATGTCCTCATCTGAAACCTTTAAGGAAGAAGAATATGTTTTAGTATTTGTTATATGATCTGGTATAGGTGTCACCGTTTGAGGATTTCCATTTCCCCTTTTGGCATTTTCGATTTCACCGTTTGGTGAAATGCCTGTATTTCCCTCTAGCATTTTGCGATTTCGCCAAATGGAAAATCTTTCTTCATCACAAAAGGCATACCAGACAGTTCGATCATAAGCACTTTTATTAAAATTGCCTTTCATTAATATTTTATAATCAACTAATTTATTGATAAGTTTTTCTATCTGCCTTTGAGTCCAATAAGGAAAATGAGCAGTAATTTCCTTTAGAGTTTGATATGTCCAAGTCTTCCCTTCATGGAAATTTCTTCCCAATTCAGCATTATGACGAATCCAAAATTGTAAATGATGGACAAGAACGGCAAGATCAATGCTTTTGAGTTCTAAAGCAAGATCGGCATCAAAAGAATGATGAACTCCAAATCTTTTTGGAGGGGGAGTTTGGTTCTTTTGAATATTTTCTTCAGAATTTTCGAAATTTCGATTGCAAGAAATGGATGGATTGCATATAGTATGAACCATGATAGATTCCTTTTATTAAAGTGTTTGATATTAGGGAGTTAATCATGGAGAATAAAATCTCCATGTGCTTTTGAATATTCTGTGGTGAGAATATTCAACGGTGGTAGTAAGTAAGAGTTAAAGTTTTCATTATTCTTATCTTTTTCACGAGAGCCCCTTAATCGGGGCTCTTGCTTTTTAAGATCCATTTTTAGACTTCCTTTTAAGAGCTCTCATTTTCTCGCGATATTTCGCTTGAGCGATCAAAATCTTCGGTCTATTTTTTAAATAATTCTCATGACAAAAATTAGGATTATCTTCTCGGAATTTCTTCGACTTAGCTCTGATTTTTTCCTTATTTTTCTCATAGTAAAACTGTAAATAAGACTTACCACCGTATTTTTTAGAGTTTACTTTCCTCCACCCTTTATTTTCGCTTGAAACTTCATTCACGCATTTTTTACATTTTCTATTTCGATAAAATCCACCACCGCAAAAATAAAATTCTGTGATTAATTTAACTTTTTGGCATTTTATGCATTCTCTTTCTTCAGGACATTCTTCAAGCATCACAATTGCCTTTACAAAAATAAACACATGGAGAGGCATGATAGCCTTCCATTTTTACTAATAAATTGTGCTCATTCTCATGAGTCACCAGAAAACCAAGATTTTCCAGCTGCTTCAATTCCGGGTTGGTAAATTTAGCTATGGAAAAAACTCCTTTATAATATTCGTGAAGATCACATAGATCTAACCAAAGCCTTGCAGCTTTAGGCGATTTCTTCCCGATTTTCTCAAAACAGAGATCGCAACAAATAACATTAAAATTTTCCTTAAGTCCTTTAGCCAAAATGCCTCCTCTGCAAAGAATTTTCTTGAATTGAATCCCTGAAAATCTTAGTCTGTTTTTTCGTAAGGTGCGTCAACACCTTGATTTAGATACTTTTTTTGAACCTATTCCAAAATTCCCTACCTTAGTTTTTTTTTCATTTGTTGTAATCTCATTTTTTGGTTTTTCCCAAGAAAATTCTCAAACACTATTTCTTTTGAAAGTTCAAAAAAAATATTGTCAAAATCTTCTTCGAAATGTTAGCGTCCGGTTAATTATGACTTTCTTTCATTAAATTAAAAACCAAAAACTATCTTCTCATATGACCCAAAATAACTCCATGGATGATTTTTATCGGGTTACTGAAATTCTTTATCCATTCTCTGGATTAGAGCATATCAACCAAGATATAGTCTCTCATGCAGCTGAGAGGGGCACGAAGGTTCATATCATATGTGAAAGTATAATTTCAGGGCTAGGAGAATTTAATGTTGATGAAGAAACATGGGGATATGTAGAGAGTTTTAAGAAATGGTGGGCTCAAGATCCGGAAGTCATTTCGATGGAAGAACGCTTCTGGGATGAGGAGAAAGGAATAACTGGCCAAGTAGATCTCATCATCAAAATGGAAGAGGGATTAGCAATCGTTGACCTCAAAACATCCTCAAGACCATCTAAAACATGGCCCGCTCAAGGTTCAGCTTATGCTTATCTTGCAAAGAAAAGTGGCTATGAGATTAAAAAGATCTTCTTTCTTCACCTCAATAAGCATGGGAAAGCTCCCAAGCTCTACGAGTATCCCGTCAATGATAACTTCTTCTTAGAGATTTTAAATGTTTTTAACCACTTTTACGCGAGGAAATAAATGGCATGCGATCTAATGATTAGGAGCAATGAGGATACCAATAAAGGCATCCCCTCAGCTCATGAAATGCAAGTTTTTCAAGTACTGGCAACTCATGCCTCTAATAGCAAGCTCTACAAGAATTATGGTGATGAGAGCGGCATTATGATCACAATATTGGCAGCAAGGGAATTAGGCATTTCTCCAATGCTAGCGCTCAATGGAGGCCTTCAGCTTATCAACGGCAAGATGGAGATCTCGGCACGTCTGATGAATGCTCTAATGCGTAGAAATGGCATTAGCATCACTATCAAGGAATCCACGGAATTAGCCTGCACTGTCATCGGCAAGAGATCAGATAGCGGAGATTCGATTACTTCTACCTACCGCATAGAAGAAGCTCAGAAAGCAGGCCTTATCAAAGCCGGAGGAGGATGGATGAAGAATCCAAAAGATATGCTTTTTGCAAGAGCCATCAGCAGACTTGCAAGACAACTTGCCCCGGATATCATCGGAGGATGTTACATAGAAGGCGAGATTAGAGCTGTAGAGACTGAAATCTTAATGCCTGAAATTCCCCATGAAACAATCGAAGGGGAAGAATCAGAGGAAGCGCTTTGCTCTAAAGTTCTCTCCATCATCGATTCAGAAGATCACAAAATCTTCATGAAATATGCTTCTGATGTAAGCAGGCATTTCAAATGGTCTCCCTCTCAAACTTACAAAGAATTTCTCAGGGACGAAAAGAATTTAATCGAAAAATTCACAGCCTGGAAAAACAAAAAAAACAAGGAGTAAAATGAAAGACGAATATAAATTTGCTGGCGTTGCTCTCACAGCTTTGATCATCGCTATTGTAGCAGTTACTTTTCTTATGCTCTCAGGATGCATCATTAGGAATGAAAACATTATCCAATATGGATCAAGTGATTCTTTGGATCAAAAAGAACAAGCCGAGGGATCTCTTCAAGCAACAGTTGAAGGGCCTTTAAAACCACTATAAGGAAAAATATGCCACTAAAAGCAGGAAAATCTAAAGAAGTTATCTCTAAGAATATTGCTACTGAGATGAAGGAAGGAAAACCTCAAAAGCAAAGCATTGCGATTGCAATGAGTAAAGCTGGAAAGGGAAAGAAAAAGAAGTAAAAAAAATACCCTATCACTGAGATAGGGTATTCCGCAACCAAGGAGAGGTTGATGTTAACTCGACATTTCTCACCTTATTCAAAAGATAAATTTATCGCAAATTCTTTTTATCTTGGTGTGGTCAAAGTCTGCATAAAATACATCAAGTCAACATAAATACTATCAGCCGTAATAGGTCCCCCTTGCTCTAATCTTAACATAATAGTCATTGGATTAGCTGTGGGGATATTAGTCACTATTGCTGCGCCTGCGGAAACTCCATCAACTGTAAAGCTTACTGAGGAAGCAGCTGCATTTATTGTCATTCCAAGATTATGCCATCCTGCGGTGACTGAGATAGCTGAATTCGTAGTGGTTCTTACACTTGCCGCAGCAGTTTTATAAACCCAATTACCACCGTTAATATTATCAGAGTATTCAAAATAAACACCATTTGCCTGGTCTCCATTTGTGAAAGTTATTGAATCTCCTAATCCTACTCTAAGTGTGTATCGAGCTCCACCAGTTGAAAGAATTGCTGTTTTAATAACCCAATTTAACTGGATTGTGCCTCCTCCTAAAAGAATAGGAAGAATTGCTCCTTCTGGATTAACTCCCTGAGGACTAAGGAATAAAGTATCAGAAAAAGCTCCTCCATTATTCACATTACCTAAAATTCCTGGATGACCAGCTTCTAAAACAGTTCTTTGAGGCCATTGAGAGGCACCCCATGTTAATGAACCAGTTAGGTTAATATTTGTTGATATAGCCCCAGATCCAATAAAATCATCAACTATATTAATCACAGTGTTTGGAGTCACGTTATTGCCTCCGGAAAGCGAAACGAAACCACTTCCATCAACAGTAAAATCTGAGGAATTAAAGTTAGAAAGCCCCACCTTTGTTGAATCAGCGGCAGCAATTGCTTGGGACGTCTGAATCTGCATTTGCACGATGTTTGCGGCTGTTGAAACTGATTGCAAGGGAATAGTCCCTGCAGCAACTAAAGCGCCTTCTAGATCGATTATACCACTTCCATTGGGCACTACGGGATCAGTCCCTCCTCCGGAAGTTGACTGGACGCCGATAGATAAGACCGTAGGAGTAACTCCTCCCGCCAAAGTGACGAAGCCAGTTGCATCGACGGCGAATTGAGTTGAACTAAAATGAGATATCCCGCTTTTTGTTCCATCAGTTGCAGCTGCGGTAGTGGCATATTGAATCTCTGTTTTAAAGGTATAGAGAGCTCTTGATCGAGTTTCTATTGGCACTGAGTGATTAGCAACAGCAGCAGCTTCTATGGTCATATTGCTTGCACCATCAATACCGACAGGCTGAACACCGGGAGCGGTAATTGCATCTACAGTGACAGTGAGTAATCCCCCTCCCCCTCCTCCAGAATTGAATTGAACCCAATAGGCTATATTGGCAACGATTTTAGAAAGATACCAAAGATCGCCTTGAGTTCCAGAGGTAGGATTTACTCCTACGATCCAGAAAGATGCAACTGGGTAATATTTGCCGGTTTCAGGTTGTCTAAAATCAGCTCCGTTAGGAGGTCTATTCCTTAAGACGACACTCGGATAGTAGACATAGGGGCCTACATATTTATTGGGATTCTGAGGACTTATTCCGGCATATGTCATGGAAATCCTTTTTGAATTTTCTCTTGTCTTTTTTTATCAGCATACTCTATTCTTTATTTTGGCATCCGATCCTTTCTCCTTTTTTCATGAAAAACTAAAGTCGAAAACCGGATGCCTTTTTTTAGTTTGTAAAAATATAGTATAGGATTGAAACTGTCACAGTGTTGTTATTAGCTGCATTCCCGCCTATTTCTGTCACTACTGGATTATATAGAGTAACGTTTTTGTTTTGAGCGTTTGCTACCGATGAGGCCAGCTCGACGGTTGAGCTAAATGCAATGGCTGATGAAGCACTTCCAACAATTAAAGCATTCGTAACAATAGTTCCAATAGTTGATGCTGAGTTAAAAGATAATTCTATTGTCTGAGATGCGGCAGCCGTAAAGACGTTTGAACCCCCATAATTGAAAGCTCTCGTAACATGGACAATAGAGATTGTTTTTCCTACTCCAGGAGCTGCTATTATTTGAATAGGAGTTGCATGTAGGGCTTTTATTTGAGCTGAAGTTAGCGTGAGTGATACCAAAGTTAAAGTAGGTGTTGATGCTGAAGGTGCTGCACTTGTCCAATTCGTACCGTCTGATGTCATTACATTTCCGGAAGTTCCAGGAGCTGCATATGTTTCGGTACTTGCCACCCAATTAGTGCCATCGGATTTTATTACCTTCCCGCTCGTTGCGCTAGCATTGGGGAACGTGGGGGTGCTTGCAATATAATTAGATCCATCGGATACAATGACCTTCCCTGCCGTTACTGCTGCATCGGGATAGGTGACTGTCGTCGTGACGAAGTTTGTTCCATCGGATTTGATGTGTTTTAGGGATGTAGAAGCTGCATTGGGATAAGTTGGCGTTGATGATACAATATTTGTTCCATCACTTATCAAGATCTTTCCTGAAGTCCCCGCAGTATCAGGATATGTAGCTGTTGACCAAGCAGGGCGATCGTTTACATCTGCTCTAAATATCTTTCCTGTAGGCATTCATGACCTCTTTTATGGAATTAAATAGCCACTAAAATTTGTATAGATTCCAGGAGCGGCTGCTCCAATAATATCAACTACTTTTGTCCCGTTAGCAGCAAAGGCAAAAACTGACATTGTTTGCCCGGCTGTCATAGGAATAATCACTGACCCAGAGGCTTGAACAATTCCAGAAGAAGCAATTGCACCAAAGTTGCATCGGAAAAATCTATTCTCATAATTGCTTCCGGATAGAGATAGAATTCCATCTGTATGAGTAGTCAATAATCCATCTACATTCACAGAGCATGTAAAAAAGTAGTTTCCAGTTGTGGGGGCTGTGAAAATTCCAGTTCCCGTATTATAAGAACCGCTTAGATTGACTAAGGCCGTGTTGAAAGGAATCGTATAGACCGTCCCATCCCCAGTGACATTCGACTGAGTGGAAGAAAGATAGGCTGAGAAAATACATGTCGTGGCAGAAGCTCCGGTAAACGTCACAAATCCATTTGCATCGACTGCAAAGTCTGAGGAGTCAAAATTACATAGACCAATCTTTGTGGCATCTGTAGCAGCAATCGCTTGAGAGGTTTGAACTTCAAGAGCCATCGTATTAGCGCCCGTTCCATGAGATCTGACGGGGTTAGTTCCTGCTGCGACCACGGCTCCGTTAATAGTGACTAAGCCTGCTCCATCGGGTACAATAGGATTAGTACCTGTCTGTGTTCCAATGCTATCAATTCCCGAACCTCCACCCAACAAAGAGACAAAGCCATCGGCATTCACTGAAAAGTCTGCAGAATTAAAAGCAGCTATCCCAGCTTTTGATGCGCTTGTAGTAGCGCTTGCTTGAGCTAATTGAACGCTGATAGTGACGGTATTTCCAGAGGCAGTAGTGAAAACTGGATCTAATCCAGCCACTGCTGCAGTTCCGAGAATGTTAAGAATATTTAAGACAGGAACGGCCGACCCAGTATCTGCATCAACTTGAGTTAGAATCTCCGGATGGTTCCCTATGACATCAACTTCCCCTGCTTGGCTCATAGATCTCCCGCCTTTTTCATTCCAATTTTATCGAAGATTGCTTCTATCTTTTTCTGGGCATATTCCGTAGATTTCTTGAGAAGATTGATCTCTTTATAAAGCCCTTGATGATCTACTTTCATGATCGCGATCTGCTCATTCAATTTAACTTCAAGAGGATCGATTTGGGGTTTAATGACTGTGAGCTCTTCTCTTAACTTTCTTCCCCATTCACTTAATCCACGATCAAAGTGATATGCATGGCTTTTCATAAGCTCTATGCATTTATCATACTTTGTCATCAGCTGAAAGGAAGAGTTTTTTAGAGAATCATATTCTTTCTCACGATCATTACATGATCCCAGGACGCATTGATAAAGAGTGATTAAGCACTCTATCTCAAGCTTATTCTTCTTCTGAATCAGCGTAATCTCATCAAGATGAGCATCGAAAGAAGCCATATCCACGACAAAATCTTCTAGGGCTTTTTCGACGTGGATTTGGATTTCTTTGATTTCTCTTCCTCTTTCAGCTCTTTCTTTTTCGATGAGGCTTCTGAGGCTTTTGATTTCGTCCTTGAGTAGATTAAGAGCGACATTAGTGGCATAGATGAAGTCTTGGTTATTTTTTATCGCTTGCGCCGCTCTTATCTCGTCTTCAGACCTTCTAGTAAGCGTAGACCGATTCAATATATACCGCCCCGCTTGTTGGTGCTGTTGACTGCTTAACGTAAAATTGAGTTCCTACTGCTATAGTGAAATTATCATCCTTTCCAGGCACGATATTAGCTGTTAAGTCCAACAGCTTAAATGATCCCGCCGGAACAATGATTTGCCCAGTAGCATTAGAGCTATCCGTAGAAAAAATCATTATTCCTTGAGTCAAATTTGTGAAGCAGATAATACGAGAATTAAAAGCTATTGGAGATCCCACAGCGGCATAAGTCCCTGAGATGCTTCCGCTAGCTAATGTTCTTAATGTGTCAAAATAAACTTTTTTTGCTGATGACATAGAGCTCCTTGTAAAGCGGCTTTACATTAGTTGATTACTTCCCAAAAGATTGTCGATGTATCTGTGGCTTGAGAAGCTAAGATTGTAAAGCTTGTGCTTACCACTTTTGCAGAAACACATAAGCCTGAAGGAATAACCACAGTTCCAAGAGCTTGGCATGTCAATCTAACTTGAGAAGTTGCAGTGACAGCAGTTGTGTTAACAACGATAGTTCCGCCTGAAAGAGCTACCGTTCCAGCAGATAAAGCTCCAGCAGCGGCTCCGGAAGCAAGAGTTGTATAGTTCTCTTTTCCATGAGTTAAAACTGTGAAAGATCCAGCAGCAGGAGTAGTACCACCAATCGCACCAGGGGCTGCCAATCGAGCTGTAAGGCCTTGAGGCGTCACAGCCTTAGTAGCATTCGTTCCAGTCACAGTTTCAGCGCTAGTGGCCAGGAAAACGATGCCAGCGACGGTTGTAGAAGCAGCTGGTATTGCCAAGACTGCAGTGGCCGGGCTTAAGGCTGAGTTATTGGAAACTCTAGCAGTGGCTTCCGCAACCGTTGCAAAGCGAACGATACCGAATTTATGTGTCGTACCCAGCTGACCGTTGTAGCCGTTAGGTGTTCTTAGATTGATAGTAGCCATTGATCCCTCCCTTGGAATTCAACTTTTTTCTTCACGTTAACACACCGCCCTGTTGGTGTACAGATATGTTTTAGTTGATTTAATGTAGAAATTTAGATAAGCTTTTTGATTTAAAAGGAGTCTGTTATGTTATGGTTTATAGGAGTAGCTGTTTTGATCTATTGGGGAGCTAGTCTTTTGCATTTTATCATTCATGAAGCATAAAAACTATTCATCAACATAGAAATCTATGTCTTCTTGCATAGACTTCATGAAATCATCCATGCTCCCATAATCTTTATAGATTTCTTTTTCGATTTTAGCAAAATCCGCTTGCATATTCTTAAAAGATCCATTAGCTGCGTTCTTCAAAATATCTTTATAAACTGTACGTGATGCAGGATTAGTTAATAAATATCCGCGAATGTTATTTGCCATAGGCTTAGCAGCTAATAGAACGCCTGCTGTTTTAGGCATTTTTGCCAACATGAATCCGGCCAAAGGCCCCCATTCCCCAATCTCAAAAGCATATTTTCCTGACTTGGCTAATTGATTTGTGGCATTAATAGCTCGCTCACCATATTTCGCAATATCTCTAATTTCGTTGACAGCCTGATCACCAAGTTCTCTTCTTACTATAAGACCTTGTTTGGAATTCAAGAGCTGATTAAGTTTTTTTGGATTATAATCCCCGTTAGCGAAAGCTTTAGAAACCATTCCTTCCACTCTATCAAGTTTAGCAACTTCTCCAAAAAGAGAATCAGCAGCCTTCATTGAATTTCTCACATCACTTCCAGCATGAGATTCGATTGTATTTCTTATAGAATTATTCAAAAAAGCATAAGCTCCTCGCACAGCATCTTCTCTTCCGGAGAATTCAGGACGCTTGTAAAGCTGCTTTACATTGGAATTGTAGTTTTTAACTTGCTTAATGAGCTCTTCAGCAGATGCTTCCTTAGGAATTCTTTTATCAGAAGGAGGATTAACCGGCTGACCATTTGGGCCAAGAATTGGATTTTTTACTTTTGGAGGAGCTTTTGAAAGTCGTTGCTTTTCTGTTTGAAGAATGTCGATAGCAGCTCTATCTGCATCGCTTGGTGAAGGAGCATTCTTTTTGATCCTTGCAATCTCAGAGTCAATATCTCCAATAATATCTTGCGTAGAAGCTTTTGTCTTATTTTGTTTAGCTAGATTTATTGATTTATCATAAGCATCATTATATAAAACTTCTAAATCTGCTCCTTGTTGACGAAGTTTTGAAACAGGTAATTTTCCTTCAATCACTTTGTTTATTGCTTCTTCAGAAGACATTCCTAGATTCTTTTGTAAAGCAGCTCTTCTTCCTTCAGTAATTTTAGGTCCCGCCAATTCTGTTGCCTCTTTAGTCAAATATTCCGGAAAAGGAAGTGCATGTTTTGTTGCAGTTTTTTCTAATTCGGCAATTTCTTTTGAAAAGACTTTAGGAGATTTTTTTAGAGCATTAGAAAAACCACTTCCTATATCACCAGTAATTTCAGCTGCTGTTTCATTTGCGCCTGCTGCCTTTAAAGCTTCAGTTGTTCCCACTCCAACAGCTCCAGCCTTTGCTGCTTTTTTTAGAACTTCTTTACCAAATCCTCTTCCTCTCGCTAAAGCAGCAAGCCTAAAGAATTTATTAATTCCTTTTCCAAAAGGGCTTTTTGGCTCTAAACTTAGTCCTGTTTTTTCAGTGAAAGTATCTTCTAAAAGTTCTTGAGTTGGGATAAATTGAGATGTTTTGGCAACTTCTTGAATATATTTAGTTTTATCAAAAGGTTTTCCTTCTTTCTTGAAAGCTTCTTCAAGTTCATCAATATCTGATAAAGCCTCTCCTACCATACCTATCTTTAAGATATCGGCAGGCCATGTATAAGCGCCAGCAGCCCCTAATGCTGGTTGAACTATAAGATCTTTAGCTAAATCCCACCATTCCCATTCTTGCGCCTCTCCGGAATCTTCATATTGATCCATATCAACGACACCATCAGATTCTTCTTCTTCGGATGAGTCTAAAGATTGCTTTGGTTCTTTTTCATCATAGGAATCAAGATCAATCACACCATCATCTTGATCTTCATCTTGGTCAAAAGTAAGCGGTTGCATTAATAAACACTCCAACCTTTAGATTCATATTTTGGAATAAGATCTTTTCTAACAGCTTTGAACTTGCCTTCATCTGTGATCATCAGGGAAGAGTCATGAAACTTTTCTGGGTTATCAGCCATTCGAGATAATTCTTTTGACGCTTCAACAACTTGATCAATCTTATTTAGAAGTTCTGCTTCTTTTCCTGCTACTTTCTCATCAACTGTTCTAGAAATGTCAATATAGTTAGCTTTTCTTCCATAATGCTTTAATCCTGAATCTAATTCATTTGCATGTACTGATTCTAGATCATTGACAAGTTCCATTTGTTTAAGAATAACTCTTCTTCCTTGCTCATCATTCAAAAGGCTAGGCAATTGTTGCATAAAAGAAGAAACGTCGAAGTTAGTAACTCTAGCTCCAAAGAAATCCTTAGCACCTTTTAAGAATTGCTTAAGATTTTTAATATAAAGTTGAGTCTCAGGATTAATCTTATCAGCTAATTGTGCTAATGGCCTAATATCTCCAGTGTTAGGATCAACTATAACCATTTTACCTAATCCGCTTGGCAATTCTTTTGAGTCATTGGCTGTAGTCATACTTCTAATTAAAATTCCGTTATCCCTATATGCCTTTTTCTTCTTTTCAACTTCTTTTAGCTCTTTGGTATTTGTCTCTTGATTCTTATTTTCCCATTTAACCATTTCAGCAGGGATCATTTTTTCGGGAGGAGCAATTTCAGGCCATTCTTCTTTCTTAGCTACAGCTTCAGGAATTATAACTTCTTCTGGAGAAATAGGAGCTTCTTGTGGATTTGTCGTCGAAATATTTTGCTGATTCTGTAGAGGAATTTGCTTACTTTGTTGTTCGGGATTTTTTCTTATTCCTCTAGCTTTTTCCATTCGATGATTTCTTTCTAAAGATCCTTGGACACCTGGAGGTGCATTAATATAGTGTTTGGCTTCTTCAGGAGGCCAACCATCTGCAATTAAATCATTGTATTTTTCTGTTTTTTCTTCTTCTGTCTGAGCCATCTTATTGACTTTAGAATTCAGAGCTTTCTGCTTTTGAATGAGCACTTTTTCAATATCATCAAGGTTCTTATGAGCTTCTAACAACTTAGAAGGACTTGCCGTACTTTTCATTAAGTCTATCTTAGCTTCCTTATAAGCAAATTGTTCATTTTTATTGGTTTTATATTGATCTAGAATTGTTCCTATCTCATCACGATCATGCTTATCAGTATAATCTTTACCAAGCCTTGTGAAGAACTTCTCAATTCCTCCTGGATCAGGCTGATCATTTTCAAATCGTACTACTTGTGCTTGAGGCATTAGTGGAATCCTCCGGGAAGATATTTAAGAGCTATATCTGAAGCATCTTCAGTGAACTTGCTTAGACCGCCGGGAGAGATCGAATTAAGAATGTTATCCATCCAATTTCCGCCTCCTTGATTTGGAGAGTCATCATAAGCAAAAGTCTGGCGATTCTGGTAGTTTTCTAGAGAATTTATCTTATTCTGCTTGGCTTGATTTTCTTGGTTATACATATATTCGGATCTCTTAGCATTTAAGTTCTCCTGAACATCTCTTCCGGCTTTGGAAAGGGCATCGCCTGAGTATGAGCTATTCATCAAGCCTTGGCTTCTATAAGCTCCAGTGATCTTAGGAACGATTTGCTCTGAGAAGTTTCTATAAGCGGGATTGCCAATATTCTGATCGAAGACGGCATTGGCTTTTTCTGGATCGTAATTATAGAGATCAGCTAAAGGACCTTCACCATGAAAAGCTTGATATTGCTCATCATGAAGTCCCTGCTGATTCTTATCTAGAGTGGAAAGTTTCTTCTTTTTCTTCTTCTTATTTCCTCCCCATAGCCCTCCAAACAATCCGGCTACTCCTCCAACAACTGCTCCTGCAGGTCCTCCCACTGAAAATCCTGTTGCGGCTCCGCTTGCGGCTCCCGATGCACCGCTCCCCCAATCTGCTTTAGGCATTTTTCACCTCAATTAGAAAATTTCTTGATTTAAAGTTTTACTTTTTACATACTTCACTCGGTGTTCATGGAGAAAGAATGTTGTCATTTCACCGAATGAGTTTTTTCCTTCCATGACACCTTTTTAAGTGATCAAAGTCCAAGTCACTGCTTCCGGTGTTGTCCTCGATGTCATTATCCATGCAGCATTAGTATCAGTTCTTACCGCTAAATCCCCTATAGAAAAGAAGCGATTCCTTTGATCATTGGCTGCTGGATTTGCCCCGCTGAGGATATTCTTTTTCGCTAGAATTCCAATCGATAAAGCGATGTCGGTGTACATCTCATCCAACTGCCTAAGAAGCGCTTTCTCTTCAGTTTTAGCGGCTTCGCCCCAATTCTTCTTAAGAGGTAGATTAGAACTCATACCAACCTGCCAATTGGAGACATTCCAGGCATCATCGCATGAACTTTGATCTTAGCCCCTGCTTGAGTATTTCTAACCCTAAACTGAAGGAAACGTGCCGTCTGATTGATCCAGATTTTTACCCATTTTTTGTTTCCAGTCTCTCCAGGAAGATTAGTGCAATTTATCGAATAAGTGAAATTAGGTATTGAAGTATTTTGAACCGGACTTGAAGGATTATTCACATTATCATTGGTGAAGACATCGACTGTCAAGGTAGCAGGAACAGAGACGATTTCTTCCTCTCCTTCGCTATTGATAATAGTTTCAGTTAAGTCAGTTGTTGCTGTTTCTACATAGAAATAAATCCAGCCGATTCGAATCTTCTTGTCCATCTCCACGAAGGGATTCAATTGCTTTGTGAGGAACTCAAAAGGAATGACTTTTGAGGCTAATCCACCTTCAGTATAAGCATCAAATCCAAGTGTTTTTATTTGCACGTCAACAACATTATAGTCAGTACTTATAACTTTAATAGCACCCTGTTTTCCATTAATTTGGGTCATCCCTCCGACATCTTTAAAGGAGATGTAATCACCAACATTGTAATTATTCCAGTCAGTTGTCACTCTTACAATGTCATCACTGATGACTTGCATAGCTCTAATTTTAAGAGGATTGTCTTCCCCTTGGGTGTCATTGAGCTTCCAGACTTCACCTTTATGTCCTCCTCCCACACTCATTGGAGTTCCTTTGGAGTAAGGAAAGCTATTCCAGCTGCCATAAGTGTCGGAAAGAGCATCCCAATCTGGAAAGCCCGCTTCTGCAGTTAAATCTGCCCAAGTAATTCCGAAGGCGACCTGGAAGTTCCCCATACATGAAAGAGGGATGCGATAAATGCTATAATTATCTTCCTCAAAGTTATTAACGAGAATTCTATCAGATGAGCCTATTGGCACAAGAGCTGGCCTTACAGTCCCTTGAGAAGGATAGAGGAGATAAACATCTCTATCTTCATCCAAGAAGCCTGAGAAACACGATTCAAATTGATCGTTGTTAATGCTATTGAAGGCGAAATTAGGAATCATCTCATCCATTCTTTCTACGCTATAACCATCAACGACTAGAAGACCTCTAGGACTAGCAGCAAAAGTTCTGTTGAGGTAAGAGATAACTGAGAAGGCTGCCTTCGATCCTCTACTTCCATCAAGCTTCTCTAGAATGAAAGGAGTGACATCATTTCCGGTATATTTAAGCATCCATGTAGCTGCTTCTGTAAAGAAGAGAATATCATCACGGTTAAATGCAGCTCCATAGAAGAAGGTGTTATCGGGGATGTCGATGAATCCAGCTCCAGTAGCTGTATTATCAAAGTTGTCAGAGTTAGCTCCAGTTCCGGAGATTCTTATTCTTCTTGGATAGAAAGTAGCCGCTTCCACAGTTTGAAAAAGAACTAAGCGGTCCCGAACGTTGAATATCTGCCTTGCATTGAGAGATCCTATTGTAAACGTAGGGGCATAATCTTGAAGAATTGTTCCATCCCATTGTTGAATTACATCTCCGGCAACTCCATTAGAAAACAAAAGTCTAGGAATTGAGGAAGGGCTAGCATAGTTAACCCAAGAGAAGAAGTCTTGATAATCCCCTGTATATGGGTAATGATTAGGAGGCACTGCTACGGCAGCAGCTATATATTCTAGTCTATCTGTTGTAGGGTTGTATTTATTTAGATATTTAGTATCAACCACAAGCAATTGACGAGTATTATCATTCGGATAGAAGTTCATCACTCCCATCACTGGAAGTCCTTGATGATAACTATAGGTGGCTGTGACTGTTGAGGCTAAAATAGGAGCTGCTGTAAAAGTGACTGAGACGGCGCCGGTAGTATAATTGATCGTTCCGGTTCCAGCTCCCGTAAAACCCCCAACCCCATTATCGGTCAAAACTTGAACAGGATTAGATCCGGTTATAACAAACGTTCCTCGTTGAACATAATCAGTGGCATTAATGGTGAAGGTTTTATTAGCTCCATCAATAGCTCCCGTCATCGCAGCCGCTGTAACTTGAACAACCATTCGGCTTTCTGTATAAGTAGATTTTCTTCCATTTGCGAGCCCTGAATAGCCATCTCTTTTTGTAGTGACTCCTCGATAGACATATCCATCAAACAGCTCAACCATTGCATCATTTGGAAGAAGCCATGGCTGTAGCCTTTGGTCTAGTCCAGTCGCATAGGCTGCAATCAAAAAGGGTTGGTAGCTCATTAAACCTGATAAATTAAAACGTTGCCCATGAGAACATCTTGAAAGTCTGCATCCGAACTAGCAGCCTTAAAACCTATATTAACTTTATTAATTGTCTGTGACACGCCATAACTATTTGCAGAAATCACAAAACCCGTCACACCTCTATTAGCCGCAGAGTCTTTTCTTTGTCCGGTAGCCACGACTATGTAATTAGCATTAGCTGCGGGAGCTGTAAAATTTATTGCATAAGCTCCAGATGAGGAGGCAGCTGCTCTTGTGACACTGGATACATTTGTCTGACTTCTTATTGTTAAATCAATACCATTAAAGTTAACCGCAGCAAATATTCCGGCAGCAGAGGCGGCTGGAGTGATTTGATATTCAACGCCTGCGCTCGTCATATAAGTTAGCTGTACAACTCCGGCAACTGTTTTAACGTAAAGTCTTCCAACTCCTGCTAATGCTCCAGTAGGTGCTTGGGGAAGCATATGAATTAAATTGTGGAATCCATCATCAGCTGTCGCGGTTAGATTGAACTGATGATCAGCACCCAAAAGCGTCTGAAGTCTTGTAAAGTTCGCTTGGCATTGTCCCGGCAGTAAACTCGGGGAGTCGCTATTCAAAGGAACAGCTGGATTGTAAGTCATATAATCTCCTTAAAAATCTGGATCGGTTCTTTGATTAGAAAGCTGATCCCATGTTCTTGCTAAAACTTGGCCACGATAGCGGCGATAAACACCCATTACTTCTTGATATTTATCCATCTCCCCATAATCCGAGAGAATGTCTAATGCAGCCCCATAGGCGAGATAACGGATAAGATATGCAGGCATGACTTGATCAACGCCTTCTTGTCCTGGAGCATTATTTATCCCTGCGAATTCTCCTCCGAAATAGAGCTTTATCTTATTCGCAGAGATGCGGATGGTATATTCTTGATCCGGGGGCCCTCTGAAAGTGAGGGAATTGTCATAGTAAAGAACATAAGTCGGCTGCTGAGGTGTAAAGACATTATTCCATGGCCATCTGTAATAGAAGTCACCTGGATTCTCATACCAAAACATCTTGAAAGTATTTGGATTCTGTCCTGAGTTTGGATAGCTCACATAGGCCAAAGGGCCTATGGTGCTAAATCCAAGATCATCGAGATTGACAGACATTGGATCATCAGTATCCTCATCGATGGTGAAATCCCACCATGTCTGATCTTCAAAAAGGCGCAGTTCCGTAGGGTGTTGTGCTTGGAGAAAAACGTTCAGATAATCATACATAATCGCATCAGTGAAAGCAGGATCATTACGATCCACTCTTCCTGTGACATTGCGCATGATCTGAAGAACTTGTGTTGCTGGCTGACTAAGAACTGGCCCTGTTTCTGTCATATAACCCCTTAAAAATCAATAACTTGGCATGAGAATCTATTCTTCTCGCCGGTTTGTCTCGTCTCGGTGATCATATCTCCACCATCGTTGACTTTGACTTCAGAGAAGATTGGCACTGCTAACTTGTTAAGATACTTAACAACGGGGATCGGTAGCTCATATTCATGTCCGGGCTTAAGCTGACCTCTCCAATCGATGTCTTTGTTTCTTACAATGGCTTTAAGAATGTTTTCAGGTTGATCAAATCGTTGGAACTTGATTCTGACCTTCTTATGATAAGACTCATCAGGCACTTTGACCTTCATCTTATTACGCTCATGGAGACATGTTCTGTTATGTTTTCTAACATGTGTATTGTAAACATCGAAATCTTCGATCGTTTTTAGTTCGAAAGTATCAAAGTCAAAAGCTTCACGCTTTTCTTCTTGGACAACAGCTCCATTAATCATTGCTGCTTCCACGTCAATTGCATCTTTTTCTTTCTGAGATTTTCTCATTCTTTCCTCTGGTTAAAAAATAGGAAGGAAGATATTCAGTCCTCCTTCCCGGATGACGCCGGAGCATCATCTATTAAATCTTCCTGTGCAACTTCCCATGACAGGTATGGCATACCCAAACCACTTCCAGATGCTTTTGGTAATCTGAGTGATGGGCCTGTAAAATAGTTTCTGAATTACATAAACAACAATTTTTTGGCTTAATTAATCGGCCTTTCATTATGGCTTTTGATACAGCCTGTCTTGCTCTAGCTTTATGAAGATTATTCTTTCTATAAACTTCAGCTCTTTCATTACTAAACTTTCCATAAGACTCCCTCTTCCGAGCCTTCTCAAGAAGTTGATCTCTATTTTTCCAATATCTTTCTCTTGCCTTTCTATTGAATTCTTCTTTATCCGAATTCCTAGAACTTTTTCTTTGCTCAGAAAGCTTCCTGGCTATTTCAGGATATTTTTTTCTAGCCTGAATATTTCTACATTCTTTGCACACTTTCATCGGTGTGCCTCGGTCTTTTCTCAAATAAAACCGATCTAGATCTAAATCTTGCTTGCATTTTTCACACATCATGATACACTCCTTTTTATTGGAGCATATCATGACGAGAGTATTAAAATCTAATTGCAACTCATCAAGCTGTATCACCTAAATTAAAATAAGCATTGAACTTATAAGCGACAAAATAGATCACATCGTTATCAGCACCTACCACAGCTGTACCAAGGGTATAGATGTAAGAAGGAGGATTGTTAACGACCCCAAGTTCAGGTCCAGTCTTTGTCAACTGCCCGCTTGATGTGTAAGCTCCTACAGTAGTGATTGGAAGCCCAAAAGTGTCATACAAAGCGAATGTAGAAGATGAAAGAACATCCACTACATAGGTGTTGTTATTGATTTCTGCAGCCATTGTTCCGATCACCTTAGTGATAACAACGCGATCTCCATCAACTAGACCATGAGAAGCAGCTGTTACAACGGCAGGAGTTGCTGTCGTAATACCTGTGATTGTCACGTGTTGATTGGTGAATCCACCGGCTGTGCTAGCATTAGTCACGCCGTTAGTTGTCTCAAGGACGGAAGATAGATCTGTAGTGCCTCTTGACACGATAAGAGCATCTCCACCTGGCATATCTCTAAACCAAACCCCTGAGAGGTTGTTTGTGTTCGTTCCATACTTCGTATAGTTGAACCACTCAATCTTATCTGCTTGCCATGGCAATACGAGATCGTATGCCGCTGCATCAGATTGGAAATACCCTGCGTAGGTATTCGTCACCTGGCTCAATTCTCTTGTGCCAGTAAAGATATTTGTCGCTGTTGCGATAGGTGCTGTCATAATGTCTCCTTATTTCGTTGAACGAAGGTTTACACACCATGAATCGTCAAGGATTACGGAGCCAAGTCTGCCCTTCCATCCCATCGTTTGGCGCTGGTTAAGTGGATCTTCTCCAGCCCCAAGCGGCTTGATGATCATTTCCATCGATTGATCATCAATCATGATTCGTCCGTAAGCATTAGCTGCGAACAACATGTTGGAATAAACAGCAGGGGCAACTGATGTATCTTTATAGGCTTCAGAGGTCATAACAAGGCGAACCTCGTCACATGCACCTAGTTCCGCTTCAAGCACAGATTGCTGTCTTGGATAATCGGCAGTAGGAAGGAAGTTAGAAAGATTTTTGAAATCTGTTCTAAGATCAGTCGAAATTACCATCCAAAACGCCGACCAAACGGGTGATGTTCCGAATGCGTTAGTACCTTCCTGATTAGGCGAGAGCTTCTTACCGTTGTTTCCGGTTACATAATCAACAGCCAATTCAAGGTCAGTCGTTGTGACTTCGGTGATTGCATTTCCGTTAACACCGTTCAAACAGTCGATCTGAGCTGCTGTAGCAACAAGCATGTTTCTTACAATCTTGTCGTAAGTAGATGCCATGTTCTGCGCAAGCATATCTGCAACTTCATTTGCAGTCTGATCTTGTACAGTGATAATCACGTCGTCAGATAGCTGTACTACCTTTCCATATTGTGAAACGGCAGCAGTGATATCAAACTTAGTGACTTGTTCAGCAGCTGGTGTAACGCCTTCAGTAAGAGGTGTAAGAGCGTCTGCAAGGTTGTCGAATCTTCGGAAGATAGCGTTCTTGCTATTCTTCTGAGGAATCCTTCTCTCTTGAGCGAAATAGCCGTAAACATAGTATGGCTGATGACGATCGAGGAGAATATTGTCGAAGAACAAGTTAACTTCTGGGTCAACTTGTACAGTCGTGGTTGTTCCTGTGGCCATTTTTAACTCCTAGTCAAAAAATGTTTTGACAAGAGGAGCAATTACTTGCTCTTAGCCTTGGAGCAACTTCTGACGATATTCTCTGAATTCCTTCTTGCCCTGTATGCTCTTTAAATATTCAACACCAGTTGGCTGCGCAGATTTTGCGAAAGCCACCGGGGAACCCGGTTTCTGAGCGTTTTGAACTATTCGTTTGGCATCATTAGATGATTGATTTGTTTGCACTTTAGCCTTTGGTTCTACGAGGTGCATATAGTCATCTATAATTTCATTAGCCCGAGCGAGACGATTCAGAGCATTATCGACCGATGCTGCTAGCCAAGGTTTCTTGTCTAGTATTGGTTTCAAATACGTATTAATCTTCTGAACAGCCTCAGGATTCATGTCTGTATAGACTTGCTCTAAAATCTCTCGTTTTGTGAGAGCTTTCTCTTCTTTGAAAGAACCCTTCGTCAATAAAGCTTCTGGGTCTTCCTCTTCTTCAGCAGGCTCTTGCGTCTTCTTCGCCATGAGATCTTCGTAGACTCTCGCCCGCGCTTCCATCTCTTGTCGTCTTTTCCGTTCGGCCTGTAGAGCAGCAAGAGGAACCATTTTCTGTTCTTCTTGCGGTGATTCCTGAGACTCAACGGTCGTCGGCTCGGAGACAGCAGGCGCAACGTCTTCTTGTTCTTCTTCTAAGGTCATAAAACTCCCGATTTCTACCTTTACTTAGGCAGTAAGATTGATGAGCCCGATTTTTTATCGCCGGCTACGCGAATGGATTTCCCTAGAGTGGGAAAACTCAACGTATCATCTGGATGTAAAACCCAGAGTAACGTCTTAACGCCGCGTCTATTATCCACTTCATAGACGAAGCTTTCTTTCACAACTCCTGGCTTTTCATCACAGGCTTGTAAAAATGGTCTGAGGATATGTTTATCCCCGCGTCGGTGCACTCTAACCTTTCCTAAAACCCAATACTTGTCCTTGTGAGCATTAGCATTCAGAATCTTTTCCAACTCTGTATTGAAGTGATTTGTCATCCCTTCACGGGCTTGCATATGCTCATCCATAGGACTTGAGCTTTGAGGAAGAATTAGCAAGGCATACCTCTTAGGCTTTCTTTCTTGGCTTGTTCTTCTTTAGCAGACATAGCTTTCATGCGATCGCTATTGCCATAGCCAGGTCCAATAGAGCTTCCCTTTTTTGGTGTGCTAAGAGGATTGCTTTTAGTAGAATAATCTCCAAAAGCAGCCGCTCCTGCAGAACCGGAGGGAGCTTGATAACCAGGCTTATTTTGTCCGCCATATGTGTCCATTCGAGGCATCATCTTATTAGATGTTGAAGTACCTTTTGCCATGTACTTACTCCTGTGTTTTTAGGCTTTGCGCCCTTTTCATATCTTCAGCAAGCTCGGCTCGTGCCTCTTGCTTTTCCTGTTGCCGAATGTCGGCAGCAAGCTGGAGAACCTCGATTAGTCGTTTTCGAGGTAAATCTTGTATCTCGCCAATCGTCTTAGCATTATCGAGGAAGGCTTTCGCGTGGTTCTGTATAACTTCTGATTCCCTTTCCTTAGCCAATCCGATATCTGCAAGAACTCTTGCCCTTCTCTCTTCGGCAAGTGCATTGCTTTGATTGATGGAAGCCATATCAAGAGCTTTCTGCATCTGAGCGGCTTCGATTTCAACTTGAGCTTGATCAGCTTGTTGTTCTTGCATCTGTTCAAGCATCTGATGAAGTTTAGTATCGCCTTGAAGAGGAGCAACCTTAAGCACTTCATTCCATGGTATCGGAGCGCCGAGAGATAGAAGCTGAAGGAGTTGATAGTAGTAAGCTTCTCTTTGAGTCGCAGTTTTCACCGCCTGAACAATCGCACAATCGTATTCTTCGAAGTTTCCGGAGAAGAATTCCTCTGTAGGCTTTTCGTTGATGATTCTTTGAATCTTCCCGGCTTGGTAGTTCTTCTGGATACATTCTATGACTAGTTTTCCAAGGAATTTCTTTGTTTGTTCGAGATTGTCGAAAATTCCACGATTACCTTTGAGTCCGTTGGAGGCTCTAACTTCTGCGAGTTTGCCTGACACTTGGCTATCGCCAACACTAGAAAGACCGAGTAACTCGTCAGAAGCACCAGGGATCTCCATGATATTTTTGTCGATAATGTCTTGATACTGAAGATAGCCAGGAGGAATATTAGGAGCAGGTATTTCTCGTATGTCAGTGTTAACATCATATCCCTCATTGATTACGATTTGTTTACCTTGTCCAGCCTGCATAAGCATATTCGGATCAAGTACAGCGCCGTTTTTAGTAATGAAACCGGAATTAATGATCGATTCCATGATGTCGATAATTTGAGAATGTCTTCTGTTATACTGACGTTGAGCATCTACCACAGAGCGTACTAAGCCCTGTATCTTCAATTCATATGTGTCGATTAAAGGCTCATGATAAAGTAGGCATAAAACGAACGGAAAGTCATCAAGGCCTGTTGGATCAGGTCCGCTATACATAAGCTGCCCAGAGACGATGATATTGAGTTCTACGGTCCTCTTATGGCTATTGATCATCTGAAGTCTTTGCTCACCATCTTCCGTGAGAATTCCTTCAAGTTCTTTCTTTTTAGCTCTCGCTTCGGCATCAGTGCCTTCAAACTCTTCTGAAACTCCTGTGACCATATCGACGATGTATCTTTGGAACTTAGTGATTCTTTTCCAATATTGGTCATAAGTGCAGAGATTCTTAGCGATATAAGTGGAGTTATATTGCCGATAGATACCAAGATATTGATATTTATTATCTCTGATCCCTGTGGGGAGGTTGTCGATGATGGCTGGATCAATCCCCGGGAGAAGTGCTTTAATTTGATCTTTAGAAAGAAGGTCTCTTGTAGAAGCTTGATCGCAATCGGAAAGATCCCTCTTAGTAAAGTAAGGATCAAGCATTAGTGCATTAAATGGCTTCCAGTACATCTTGATATCGCCATGGACTTTATCTTTCTCGTAGTCCATGTAAAGGCCAATAATGGCCAATCCAGTTTTTAAGCTATGCTCAAAAGCTTCGGATATGATATAGTCGGCATTGCATTGATCGTAGATGTAGTAAAGAACGTTAGACATCTGATCTGCAGTTTGAACATCAGAGTCTTCTACTGGCTTGCAAACGGTGGCTGTTCGATTCTCTCTTTCATAACCAGAATAGAGATTGACAACGCGTCTGATTTTGTTGAGCTCTAGAACCATTCGATTCTGACGCTCTAGCTTAACCTTCTCTCGATTTGTCCAGTTGTCTCCGGCATAAGCACGCAAGTCACGATATGCTGCAGCGTACCACACGCCATAGGTGCGAAAGGCATCATAGAAAAATTGGTTGAACTGGAAAACCTTCTCATTATTCGCACCAGCTCCGGAAACATAAGATCCCATCTAAACTCTTTTTGAAGGTTTTAAAGCCACTCTTTACGCATTCTGTTCCAATCTTCCGCACTCATTCCCGCTCCGCAGTTTGACTTTTGAACTGCCTCGGCTGCATAGATAAGCGCTTTTGATCCGTGCGACGCCCAGTCGTGATAACTTTTTTCTCGGTAGCATCCCAGCTTTTCGTTCCATTCTTTCCTGAAGTTTTCAACAGCTTTGATGCCCTTGTCGCACTTAGATTGATCAAAGAAAAATCTAGGGAGCATATTTCTGAGGCACTCAATACCGAACATTTCGTTCGTATCGCGCTGAAGTACGTCAATCTTTAACCCCATCCCACGAGCGATGTCCACCAAGCTTTTACCGCTCTGTAGCGATCTTGAAGCAGCATCATGAGGAAAAAAGTGTTTCTCAAAAATATAGTCTTTTTTCTTAAGCCAATTAACGTAATGCGTAAGAGGCTCGTCAGAGTTCTCGTAGTAATCGATGAAATGAACTTCGTTGCCGACAATTTGGAATATCCATATAGCATTCGAATCTCCGATGCCAATATCCCAAGCTGAGTAGGTTCTTGCTGCGGGATCATGGGGGACGTGGCAGATTCGTCGGTCTTGTCTAGCTTGAGAGATAAGTCTGGCAAAGTAGAATCCTTCATTAGCCGCTTCAAAAGCCTCTTCAGGTGTCGAGGGATATTCTCGTTTCATATAATCCCCCTGTGTCTGTAGTTTTTTAACGTACCAAGATTTTTGTTCGTCTGATAAAATAATCTCTTTACTCTTTAATTCTTCAAAATACTCGTTCATCTCTTTAGAAATCAATACATTTTTTGAATCTATGACATAGTCGGGATGTTGCCACCAAGAAAAGAACCAAAGCTTCCAATCTAGAGTTCCAAGGGGAGTTTCAGTATCCTGTAATTCCTGAGCAGATTTGCATAAGTTATAGAAATGACCTTCCCTTCCCCTTGCAGTTGATTCAATACATACGAATTGCCCGGCTTGTACAGCATTAAGTGCACCGCTGATAATTTCGTTAGCTTTCGAGGGATTCTCCTGACAAATCTTCGCGAATTCAGTGATATGGAGATATTGCAGCGTTCCGCCCCTGAGTGAAGTAGCCACGCGAAAAACACTACCGTTCGAAAATCGCATTTCATGAACGTTATCGCGGTATGCACAGCACATATCTCGCACGAATTGAGGCAGGTTGTCATACGCGAACTTGACCTTATCTATAAAGATTTCCCGCGCAATGGGCTTGCTATCGGCTACAATCGCGGCATTGACGTTCTTGTTGAATAGACACTTATCCAAGAAAAGAAGGGCGTGGAAGGTCGTTACGCCTAGCTGGCGGGCCTTCAGAACGATATTCAAGTTATGAGAACTATATAGAGCCAACTGAGCCCAATTTGGCTTAAAGTCGACTATGTTTCCTTCTTTATCTTTGATCTTGTAGAGATTGGAAAGGCGCCATTGCTGATTGTTAAGCAACTTAAAGGCTTCATCTTGCGAAAGTGTCATAAAATTATTTCTATCAACTATGGGAATTTGATAGCAAATATTTTTATTGATATTTTAGATTTATTTTTGCAGAATATGCTAAATCAATGTTTACACACCGCTAAGGAAACTATGAATCCTATTCCCCCGATTGTTATAACTCCTCCGGGAGCGCCGGAAAAACCTCCTTTAGAAATCAATGTACCATTTGGATGGGTAGAATGAATGACTTTGGAAATATGGCAACCTCTTCAAGAAGTAGAGAAAACGTCTATAGGCATTCGGATGTGAAAAAAGAAGGCGAGCCCATAAAATATGCCAATAAAACACCTTCGAAAATTAAGAGTGAAGATCTTAAGACGATTGAGCAATTCTACTTCAACTTCAACAAAGACCATCCTGACAGAACTGAATCTTGGACAAGATAGGAGTTCCTCCTAGGAAATAATCTTCGAAGATTTTAGACTCGTAGATAAAGAGAAGGAGTTACATGCAAAACATAGAGAAAACATCTGACTATAGCAAATTTAAGCTCTTAGACGGAAATCGTCCCATAGAGAAATACCACATTAAGAAGCTCATAAAATCAATTGAGAAAGACAACCGTCTTAATCTACATCCTATCATCGTAAATAAAGACTTCTTCGTTATCGATGGCCAGCATAGACTTGAGGCTGCTAAACATCTTGGAGTTGAGCTATTCTATATCCAGTCTGATTCGGTTTCCGATTTACATATCATCGAGTGCAATGTTAATCAGAAGTCTTGGGAAGTTGAGAACTATATTGACTATTTCGCTATCAAAGAGAGGAAGGTCGAATATATCCAATTGAAAGATATGATGAAATCCTCTGGTTTGAAGCCTAAAGCTCTTCTAACACTTATCTTGGGTGTAGTTAGCACTAATATCTTAGACTTTCTTAAGACGGGAAAGTTTAAATTTCCACACAAAGATAATTCATCTGAGATTCTTTGCTTTTACTTTGACTTCTTAGCTTATGCAAAAGACAAACGGTTGAAGCCTTTATCAATGTTCACAAATCACAACTTTACAAGATCAATCCGTTGGATATTCATGACTTCAGGATTTGATTCTTCTTTGTTTTTCAAGAAGCTAGATCTTCGATGGTTTGATCTGAAGCCACAGAGAAGCGCCGAGGATTGGTATAGTCTTTTGATATCCATTTACAATTTTAAGAATCATAATCGGTTAGAAGAAGAATATGGGAAATAAATTATGTAAATGCGGTCATATGACTAAATATGGGAGATGTAGGGACTGTGCGGGAAAAGAAAGATCAATAAAATATATTGGAAATAGATTCGGAAAGCTAGTCATTTTAGATAATCCAAAAATTGATGGAGAAAGAAAGTTACTTGTTAAATGTGATTGCGGTAAAGAATATTATATATCTCCTGCTACATTAAAATACGTTAGGTCTTGTCGGGAATGTTGTAGAAAATTTTCTGTCGGCATGATCCTTGATGGAATAGAGCTACTTGAAAGAAAAACATCTAGAATTTGGAAAATGAAATGCAGCTGCGGTC